GATAGAATTAAACATTATGAACATGCCCTTCACGTATTAGGACATTAAGATGACATTCCTATCAAGCATGCTTGGTGATGGATCAGGTGAAATAAGTAGTAAGAGAACGATTACGTTTCTTGCTTTTGTAATGTGTTGTCTAGCATTCATTGCCAATTTATTTTGGAATATGACAATGGACTTAACAATATATCAAAGTATGATGTATATCGTAATTGGTGGATTGGGCTTCACACTGACTGAAGCGTTTGCACCTAAAAAATAAGAAAGTAAAGCAATGAAAACAATAATAACATTAGTTGCTTTGTTATGTTTAGCTGGATGTAGTGATAGATTTAGATATCCTTGTCAAGATCCAGCAAATTGGGGAAATGCGGAATGCAAGAAACCAATATGTGAAGTTACGAGAACTTGCCCTGACTTACTTGTTAAGACGAGTGATCCAATAGCTGTACCAGCTCCAGCTGAGCATAAAATTGATAAAAAAGGAGATTGTAAATGATTAGAGAATTATTTGTAGATACGCCACGTTATACGTCACAAGAGTTGATGGACCGCTTAAAGTTTTTTATCGGTATCATTCTATCACTAACTCTGTTTGGTATTGTGTTCGTTGTTCTTTACAGCCTTATCTTTGTAACTCAGCCAATTGATGCAATAAGCCCAATGGATAATAAGTTCTTTGAATTAATTATTCCTATTGCAACATTCTTAACTGGTACTCTTTCTGGTATCATGCTTGCAAGTACACCAGAAGCACAAGCAAAGGCACTAGAAGCAGCAAATAAGGGATGGGACAAACCACCTTCTCCACCACCTGCACCAACACGTAGCATATCAATTTCACCAACAGTGGATGCACCAATAACCGCACAAGTATTAACGGGTTATGGCGGCAAAGCAGCACCAGCACCAGCACCTCAACCAGAAATTTAAGGAACTATTATGAAAAAATTATTCTTTACTCTATGCCTATTATTATCTTCAGTTGCCTTTGCAGCTGAAATAAAAGAAGTTTGCCGTGATAAAGTGGACAAAACCGGTAAACCTGTTATGGATAAGAAAACAGGAAAGCCTGCACAAGATTGTAAAAAAATCAAAATCCACAAAAAACTAGAAGGCACAGAAGTACCTGTGAAAAAATAAATGGCAACTACAGTAGAGAGAATAGGTATAGTTGAGACTAAGGTAGAAAACCTTAACGAAAAGATGGATCATCTGAAAATGGATGTTAAAGACATGCACGATTGCCTTGACAGAACCCGTGACGATATAAAGGGTCAACTGAAAGAGATGTATGATGCCTCCTGTACTCAACACGCCGAATTGTCTAAAGAAATATCCACCATTAAATCTCAAAGAGATAAATTAATGTGGACAATTGCCGGTGTTATTGGTGCTGGAGGATTCTTTGCTGGCCACGCCGACAGGATACTAAAAATATTTGGTGGTTGATTACCAAATCTCTACTTGACACTTTATTAAGGTTCTGTTACAATCACAGAACTTTAATCTCATTGGTTTCGTTATGTCCGTTTTTATTGATAGAACATTTTTATTGAGGGTTTCTCCGAAACTCAACAAATTCGCACAGAAGAAGGAAGACCTGTATAACTTCAGGTGTCCTCTTTGTGGTGACTCACAAAAAAATAAATCCAAAGCCCGTGGTTACGTTTACCGCAAAAAGAATGACTATTTCTATATGTGTCATAATTGTGGTGTGTCCACTACTTTCTATAATTTATTAGATAAAGTGGATCCTAACCTTTGTAAAGAATACTCGTTGGAAAGATATAAAAATGGTGAACAGGGAAATAACAATTACGTTAAACCAACTTTCGATGAATTCAAATCTGAAACCCCGAAGTTTCGTATTAAACTGGACATACCAACGATTGAATCGTTATCAGAGGAACATTTTGCTAAGGTGTATGTCAACTCCCGCAAAATACCAAAGTCGTTCCATGCGAACTTATATTTTGCACAAGACTTTAAAAACTTTGTCGAGAGTTTAAATATTGAAAAAGATGGACTTATAGATAATGATCCACGTTTGGTGATTCCTTTCTATGATGAAGATAAAAATCTTGTTGCTTTTCAAGGTCGGGCTCTAGGACAATCTAAACTAAGATATATCACCGTAAAGACTGACAGTGAGAATCATAAGTTATTTGGAACAGATAGGATCAACAAGGAAGAACTTGTTTATGTTGTGGAAGGTCCTATTGACTCCATGTTCTTGGAGAACGCTGTGGCAACTGCTGACTCTAACCTAATGGCTGCAACCAAATACTTTGATAGGGAAAAACTTGTCTTGGTGTATGATAATGAACCACGGAATAAAGAAATTGTCAAACAAATGGAAAAGGCCATTGAGGAACATTATAGTGTAGTTATTTGGCCTGAAATGATTGAGGAGAAGGATATTAATGATATGATTTTGAGTGGTTTTTCATCTGATGAAATCCAAGATATCATAAGTATGAATACCTTTGTGAATCTTAGAGCTAAGATGGAATTTATTAATTGGAAAAAGGTTTAATTATGAATGTAAAATTGATATCATACACACAGGGAACAGACGGTAAGAATTTGTTAGAACAGGTTGCTTTTGCAGCCAGAGTCTCAAATCCTGCCAATCAAAATAATACCGAAACTTCTGAAAAGTTGGTTCGTTATCTTATCAAAAATCAACATTGGTCACCACTTGAAATGGTGAGTATATGTTTAGAAATAGACACTACACGGGACATTGCACGACAGATTCTAAGGCATCGTTCATTTTCCTTTCAGGAATTTAGTCAACGATATGCTGATGCATCACAATTAGGTTTTGAATTAAGGGAAGCACGATTACAAGATACAAAGAATCGTCAGAATAGTATCGAAACTGATAATGAAAATTTACATGACCAATGGGCATATGCTCAAGCGGCAGTTGAAGAACAAGCCAAGATAGCATATCAATGGGCACTAGATAATGGCATTGCCAAAGAGCAAGCGAGAGCAGTATTGCCAGAAGGCATTACAAAATCACGTTTGTATATGAATGGAACGCTTCGTTCTTGGGTTCACTATATACAACTCAGGTCAGCAAATGGTACACAGAAAGAACACCGTGATGTAGCGTTGGCTTGTGTTGATGCAATTGAACCAATTTTTCCAATGATTAAGGAATATGTAAATGTATAATGATGTAGTAAAATTTATTGAAGCATGTGACCAAGAACGTAATGAGAAAAATACATTATTGTATGCAGACTTGATTAAAGAAGAATGTACAGAATTTTGGGATGCAGAAGCAGTAAGTGATGAAGTAGAACAACTTGATGCTTGTATGGATATGATTTGGGTTATTCTAGGTTATTGTTACATGAAAGGTTGGAATGTACATGGTGCATGGAATGAAGTAGCAACATCTAACCTTTGGAAGATTGATCCAAAGACAGGTAAAGTAAACAAAAGAGAAGATGGTAAAGTGTTGAAACCAGAAGGTTGGACACCACCACAATTAGAACAATTTATAAAATAATAATAAGGCAAAAAATATGGAAGAATATCTAGGAATTAAAATTGATTTAGAAAAGGATAAACTGTTCGATGAGTTAGGCATTAAAAGACTTAAAGAAAGTTACATGAAAGAAGATGAAACATCACCACAACACCGATTTGCCTTTGTATCAAAAAGTTTTGGAAGTAATCCTGAACATTCTCAGCGCCTTTACGATTACGCCTCTAATCATTGGCTTAGTTATAGTACTCCAATTCTTTCTTTTGGTCGTTCTAAGCGTGGGCTCCCTATTTCATGCTTTCTTAACTTTATTGAAGATACAGCGGAGGGTCTAGTTGATAATCTTAGCGAAACTAATTGGCTTTCTATGCTTGGTGGTGGTGTTGGCATTGGTTTTGGAATCCGCTCCACTGATGATAAGTCTACTGGTGTTATGCCTCATCTTAAAATTTATGATGCGAGTTCTTTGGCTTATCGTCAAGGTCGCACTCGCCGTGGTTCTTACGCCGCTTATCTGGACATTAGTCATCCTGACATTACTGCTTTCTTAGAAATGCGTAAACCAACAGGTGACCCCAATGTTCGTTGCCTGAATCTACATCACGGTATTAATATCACCGATGATTTTATGAACATCATTGAAAAGTGTATGTTGGACTCCGAAGCAAATGATGATTGGAATTTAATGGATCCACACACAGGAGAAGTGAGAGAAACAGTATCTGCCAAACACCTATGGCAACAAATCTTAGAGTTGCGTATGCATACAGGTGAACCATATATTCATTACATTGATACAAGTAATAGAATGATGCCACAATTTCTAAAAGATAAAGGTTTAAAGATTCATCAATCAAACCTTTGTTCTGAAATCATTTTACCAACAAACAAAGACCGTACCGCTGTTTGTTGTTTATCGTCTTTAAATTTAGAGAATTATGATGAATGGAAAGATAATGAACTTTTTCTACGGGACGTGGCCGAAATGCTTGATAACGTGCTTCAATATTTTATTGATAATGCTCCTGAACATATTGCTCGTGCCAAGTATTCTGCTATGCGTGAACGTTCTATTGGCGTTGGTGCTTTGGGTTTCCATGCTTATCTTCAGCGAAAAGGTATTGCCTTTGAGGGAGTGATGGCAAAAGTTACTAATAATCAAATCTTTAAAAATATCAGAAAAGGATTAGATGATGCAAACCAATTTCTTGGAAAAACTAGAGGTGAAGCTCTTGATGCTGTCGGCACTGGCCAGCGCTTCAGCCACCTTATGGCTATTGCTCCAAATGCTTCTTCGTCTATCATTATGGGAAATACTAGCCCTAGTATTGAGCCTTACCGTGCTAACGCTTACCGTCAAGACACTCTTTCGGGTTCTTTTTTAAATAAGAATAAGTATTTGGACAAAATCATCCAAAAACACGCAGAGATTCATCCAGAAGGATGGGCAGATGAAGTTTGGAGTAGTATTATTGCTAATGATGGTTCTGTACAACATTTTGAGTGGTTGGATGAAAATGACCGTGCAATCTTTAAAACATCCATGGAAATTGACCAACGTTGGGTAATTGATTTGGCTGCTGACCGTCAACAATATATTGACCAAGCACAATCATTGAATGTGTTCTTCCGTCCAGATTCAAACATTAAATACTTACACGCCATTCATTTCATGGCATGGAAAAAAGGATTGAAAACACTTTACTATTGCCGTTCTGAGAAATTGGCCAAGGCAGATAAAGTGTCTAAGAAAATTGAGAGACAAGTCATTAAAGAAATTGATATGACACAAATTGCTCAGGGTAACGATTGTATAGCTTGTGAAGGATAAAAAATGGACATAGAAATCACAGAATCAGCTAATGCAAAAATATCCGACATTTTAGCTGAAGAAAACAATCCAGATACAAAACTAAGAGTATTTGTACAGGGTGGTGGTTGTTCAGGATTTCAATATGGATTTACATTAGATGAAATAAAAAATGAAGATGACTGGATTATAGAAAAACCAGGATTGACTGTTCTCATTGACTCTATGAGTATGCAATATCTACAAGGCGCATCAATAGATTATAAAGAAACACTTATGAGTAGTGAATTTGTTATTAAAAATCCAAATGCACAATCCACTTGTGGATGTGGAAGCAGTTTTACAGTATAAGGAAAAAAATGAAAAGAATTCTTAGATTTACAGCATCATGGTGTGGTCCATGTAAAGCATTAGCAAAAAACTTAGAAGTTGCTAATTTGACATTTCCAGTTGAAGTTGTTGATATTGATATTCAGTCAGATATTGCAACTGATTTTGGCATCCGTAGTGTACCAACTTTAGTATTGATGGACGGCAATACTGAGGTAAAAAGACTTGTTGGTTCAAAGACGGTTAACGAATTACAAGAGTGGGCAGTATGATTAAAAAGACAGATACAAAACTAACAGAAGAAAGAAGTTATTTCAAACCTTTTAACTATGCATGGGCTTATGATGCATGGTTGAAACATGAACAATCACATTGGCTTCATACAGAAGTACCAATGCATGAAGATATTAAAGATTGGAAGAAAGTTTTAACTAAAGAAGAAAAACAATTTCTAACACACATCTTCCGTTTCTTTACACAAGGTGATATTGACGTTGCTGGTGGTTATGTTAAGAATTATCTTCCTCATTTTCCACAACCAGAGATTCGTATGATGTTGATGGGTTTCGCAGCTCGTGAAGCATTACACGTTGCAGCATACTCACATTTGATTGAAACTCTTGGCCTACCAGAAGCAACATACAATCAATTCTTAGATTATCAAGAAATGAAAGACAAACACGATTATGTGTTGGACATTTCTAATGCAAATGGAGATGCTGCTTCAACTGCAACTCACATCGCCGTGTTCAGTGCTTTTACTGAAGGGATGCAGTTGTTCAGCAGCTTCATTATGTTGTTGAATTTTCCACGTACCGGTAAGATGAAAGGTATGGGACAAATCGTTACTTGGTCTATTGTTGATGAAACTATGCACGCTGAGAATATGATTAAATTATTCCGCACATACATAGAAGAAAACAAAGATATTTGGAATGACGAACTCAAATCAAGAATCTACACCATTGCAGAAAAGATGGTTGAACTGGAAGATAAGTTTATTGACCTCGCCTTTTCTATGGGCGCTATGGACGGTCTTTCTAGTGAAGATGTTAAAAAGTATATTCGTTATATTGCTGATAGGCGCCTTATATCTCTTGGTCTTAAAGGTATTTTTAAAGTGAAAAAGAATCCATTACCTTGGGTAGAGGAAATGATTAACGCACCAACACATACAAACTTCTTTGAGAATCGTGCCACTGACTATGCTAAGGGTGCATTGTCTGGAGATTGGGGTGATGTTTGGGCTAACTAAAAGGAAACACAATGTCAACAAAAACAATAACAGCGGAGTGTAGTAACTGTGAATCCAGTTACGATATAATTTATATGGAAGAATTAGTTTCAGAAGAATTACCAGAATTTTGTCCGTTTTGCGGCGAACCAATTGATACGTTGTCCGAAGAAGAATATATAGAGGACGATGAACTCAATGATGATGAAAAATGGGACAACTAAATTGGTTATACAATGATACAGATTTTACAGAAGAATTAATTGGTGATAATTATGGTTTTGTTTACCGGATTACCAACACGGTAGATGGTAGACAATACATTGGTAAGAAATTCTTTTACACATCCAAAACAAGACAAGTTAAAGGTAAGAAGAAACGTTTCAAAATTTCTTCGGACTGGCAAACTTACTACGGTTCTAGTGACATTTTACAAAAAGATGTTATACTACATGGTCAAGATAACTTTAAAAGAGAAATCATCCACTTATGCAAAAGCAAAGGTGAATGTGGTTATCTTGAAGCAAAAGAACAGTTTGTGAATGGTGTGTTAGAAAGTGATAAGTATTACAATAGCTGGATTATGGTTAGAGTAAGAAAATCACATATCAAAGGATTACAATGTTAGAGTATTTTAAAGACATGACAGATTATGATGTTTTGTTTTGGTTACCAACAGAGAGAGAAGATGTTATGAAGGTTGAAAGTTGTAAGTATAAAAAACCAGGCGAACAAATTGGTGGAAATGAATTAGGTCCCGAATATCACATTGTAGTATTTAAGTTTGATTCTGAAACTGGCACATATGACCATGACAGATGGGATGCCATTTTGACGGATCCTAGGGTTTATGTTTCTGGATTAATTCCACAAAATTGGTATGGATTGGTGGCCAGAAAAACCACCGAATCGAAGGAATTTGTTGATGACATACTTGACAAGATTATAGCAATCTGATACAATGTCACTTTATTGAAACTATTGAAAGTTTATTATGATTCTCGTTGACCTTAACCAGGTTTTGTTAGCTGGTCTAATGGCACAAATTTCCAACCAGAAAAATGTAAAGTTGGAAGAAAGTCTTATCAGACATATGATCCTGAATATCATCAGGAGTCACCTAAAGAACTTCCGCAAAGAATATGGCGAAGTTGTGTTGTGTTCTGACAACCGTAAGTACTGGCGCAAGGAATTCTTTCCTTTCTACAAAGCTGGTCGTAAAAAATCCCGTAAAAATTCAGACTTGGATTGGCACCTTATCTTTGATATGCTTGCCAAGTTTAAGGTCGAACTCAAAGAAAATTTCCCATACAAAGTTATTGATGTTGAAGGTGCGGAAGCCGATGATATTATTGGTACACTTGTTCCCCGTCATATCATGCATGAAAACATCCTGATTATTTCCAGTGATGGAGATTTCTTGCAATTACAGATGTATAATGGTCGTAGTAATTACACCATCAAACAATACAATCCAACACAGAAAAAATTTCTCATTTCAGAAAACCCTATGGAAGAACTGAAACAGAAGATTATCAATGGTGATAAAGGTGATGGCATTCCAAACATTCTTTCACCAAGTGATACCTTTGTCCGTGAAATCCGACAAAAGGTAATGACAGAAGCCAAACTTACCAAATTCATGTCGGAACATTATACTGAATATGATGAAACTGCTAAAATTGGTTTCTCACGCAATCAGACATTGATTGACCTGCGTAATATACCAGGTGATATACAGTCTAAAATTATAAATACTTATGAAGAAACAGTACCAGTTAAAGGAAAATTACTGGATTATTTTATTGCAAACAAACTTTTTAATTTGATGGAAGTAATTGAGGAATTTTAATGAAAAGCTTATATGAAGTATTTGATGAATTTGAAGAAGCAAATAACAAAAAGCAACGGATGGATATAATTCAAAAGAATCTATCCAGTACTCTCGTAAAAGTTTTAGAGATGGCTTATCATCCAAATATTCAGTGGAAGGTAAAAGAGTTACCACACAATTATAGATTGCCAACGGACACTTTACCCGGAATAACTTATGATAGTTTGGATGCACAACTGCGCCGAATGTATGTATTCAGTGAAGGTAATCTAACAGCAGAGAAATTAACACCAAAAAGACGGGAAGAATTGTTGTCACAAATCCTGGACGCTATTGAACCCCGTGAAGCAGAAATCATTTTGGGTATTTTACAAAAAGATTTAGGTGTTAAAGGCCTTGATTACAAATTTGTCAAAGAAGCCTTTCCAAATCTATTACCATAACTACAGGAGTATTAAGTGTCAAAATTTGTGGCCAAGTTTCGCAAGAATGATTATGATGATGATTTTTCACCCAAGCGCAATCGCCGTAGGGATGAAAAAATTGAAAAAAGGAAGATTAAACATAATTACGATGATTATGATTATGACGCAGGTTATGGATCATTAAAAAGAAGCAATAAAGCACGAAAAAGTTACTAATGTTGTATTCCTACAACACGGCTTGACATTTGATTGTAAAACGAGTATAATTCATATTCGTTTGGAGTAATATTATGATGTTTCATGTGAATCTACGCAAGTCAAAGCAAAAAAATGTGACAAAAGCCGCTCGTGAGCAATATGAGCAGTGGTTGGCTTCGCACCAAAAACCCATAATCAAAAAACTACATACTCCAAACACCCAATTATCAGGATATTCTTTGTCGGCGCCTCCGGGTCGTGAAACAAAACACTATCCGTCATTGGACACAGGCTTAGGCACTGCTACAAAAGCAGCTCCTAAGATTTACACAGGCACAAAGGTGATGGGAATTGCAACAATGCACAAATCAAACGCTGTACCTGTCTTTAACAGTGAAGAAGCTGTAGAAATTTCAAGCATGAGGCGATAAAATGAGTAAAAAAATGAGTTTCGTAGTAAAACTAGAACGTCCTGTGTGTCGTACACCGATTAAACCGGTACAAGAACACAAAAATGTCGCAAAATATGACCGCAAAAACGCTAAAAAAGCGATTATGTCGTCTTTTTCTGAGCTAGGAGACAAAAATGTCGCAAAATACTGAGACAATGGTGCCAGCAGACTTGGTTTGTGACAGCCTTGAGCCTTGGCAACGATTGGAAAATGTCATAAAAATGTGGGCTGCACAAACAGGATACGAAAATGACCAAGATTGGTACAAGAAAATGAAAGAATACTATGAATAAAGTATACAATTACGAAGAATTGTTTCAGAATATTCCTGGAGACCCAGATAATTTCCTTTTCACCATTCCTCCAGAGATGCTGGAGGAAACTGGATGGAAAGAAGGTGATACACTAAAAATATCCGCAGAAAATGGATCAATAGTGTTGTCAAAAAAAGACACCACCGTAACATAAATTTGACAATGTAACATGACTAATGTTACAATAGAGTTATATTGTTAAGGAAGTAACATGGAATTAATTGACTCAAAATCACTCTTAGCCAAACTAATGGCCACAGAAAACCTGACCATTGAACACCGTAATGTTCGCACAGCATCCTTTGATGTTAAGAACCGTGTTTTGGTTATCCCTACACTAGATAAAAATTTATCGGCCGCATTATATGACCTTTTTACAGGTCACGAAGTTGGCCATGCTCTGTACACTCCAATGGACGGAATGATTGAAGCAAAAATACAAAAAGTTAATAAAGATATTGCCAATGTGGTTGAAGATTGCCGTATTGAACGTAAAATCAAAAACAAATATCCAGGTTTAAGATTGCCTTTTCTTAAAGCCTATCGGGAATTGATTGAAAAAGATTTCTTTGCCACCAAAGGCAAAAACCTGAATCTTATGAATTTCTTGGACCGCCTTAACCTTTATACAAAAGGTGGCGTATCTTTGGGTATTAAATTTGATGATGTTGAACGTGGTCTGTTGAATGATGTTGAAGCAACAGAAACCTATGATGACGTAATTGAAGTTTCCAAACGTATTGCAAAATATATGCAAGAACAGTTAGAGGAACAAAAAGCCAAAGACAAAGAAAAGTCACTTGAAGAAAATGAAGATGAAGATGATGACTTTGACTATCAAAGTGAATTAGAGGAAATTGATGTTGGTGATAAATCACAATCAAAACCTAATTCTTCTATTGAAGATGGTGATGGTGAAGATTCTGATAGTGACGAAGATACTGATTTTGGTGATTCGGATATTGGTGATGAAAACCTGAAAGATTCACAAAGCGATCCAGAAATTCGTTCATTTACCGATGAAGCCTTCCGTGAGAATGAAAGTAGATTGTTTGAATTTGGTGAGGATTATACTTATGCCAATATTCCAAAAATGGAAATTGACAAAGTAATCTATGATTACAAGCCTTTGTGGAAACGTTACAAAGAAGAAGATGATTATCTTTCTGTAAAACCAGAAATATATTTACAGATTCGCCGTGAATCAAATAAAGTGGTTTCTTATCTTGTCAAAGAATTTGAAATGCGTAAGAATGCCGACCAACTGAAACGAGCCAGCACTGCAAAAACTGGTGACTTGGATATGAAGAAACTTTTCTCATATGGTTTCAGTGAAGATATTTTTAAGAAAGTTACGGTTGTTCCTGGTGGTAAATCACATGGACTTGTATTATTCTTGGATTGGTCTGGTTCAATGACTGAACACATTTCCAACACTATGAAACAATTGCTTAATCTTACACTATTTTGTAAGAAAGTAAATATTCCTTTTGAAGTTTATACTTTTGTAGAGGACATTGATTCACAATTCAATTACTACGTCAAACCTAAAAAAGGCGATTTAGCTGCAAAGAAATTTGGCCTCTGTAATATTCTTTCAAGTAGAATGTCAGCTGCTGAATTTACTTATGCTGGTTCTGCTCTTGTGTCAATGTGTGGTTGTGGTCCGACTGGTAGAAAAACCAGAACACCATACTGGATGACCATGTCAGGTACTCCATTGAATGAAGCAGTTATTGCTGCCATGGAAATTATTCCACACTTTCAAAAGAAATACAAGTTACAAATTGTGAACACTGTATTTCTGACAGATGGTGAGGGAGCTCCACTTTATGAAGTCTATACAGATGATGAAGGTCACATTGAGTATCATTCACGCTACAATAGAAAAAATCTTGTGATTCGTGACCCAGTTACCAAAGAACAAGAGATACTAAGACCAAATTCAATTTCATTTAATCAAACAAGTGCTTTGATTCGTTTGTTGAAGAAACGTACAAATTCAAACATCATTGGTTTCTATGTATTGAACGTCAGAGAACTTAATGGTTCTGCTGGCAATATGTTCTTTCCTGATTACAATGAAAGATATAAAGTCAAAGAACAATTTAGAAAAGATAAATTCTTTGTGGTTCAAAACACTGGATTCGATGAGTATTATTTGCTCCGGTCAAACGGCCTAGATACTGATGAAGATGCAACATTTGAGGTTAAAGAAAATGCCACTAAACGTGGTATTGTCTCCGCATTTTCTAAGTATGCTGGTAACCGAATTAACAATCGTGTTATTCTGAACCGATTTATCAATTTAATTACATAGGAGTTTAAATGATTATATACTCAGAATTCGTTAACGAAAACAAAAAAGCAACAGTTTCAAAAATGAAATTGGAAGGATACGACAACACTTTTCAGAAATGGGAAGTTTCAATGTATATTGATGGTCGTGTAATTCAACGAGTTACAACTCACAGTGAAGAAAAGGCCGAACACATTGCTGAAGATTTCGTTCAGAATGAGAATGGTGGCATTTCATCTTTGTTGAGTGAGTATGTCTAAGCGAGAACGTGACAAAGATTATCAAGCAGCAAAAGATGTGCTTGATGACCTTATAGAACGATGCAAGAATGTAAGAGAGTATAAAATCTCTTGTTACTTAGACGAAGCTTGGGTTCCTGCAGGTCAAATGCCTTTTGATATTATCATCAGGAATGGTATTGTGACTTGTAGGGTTTTGGCGGAGAGTAAATTGGAGGCAGCCTTAATGATTGCCAGCGAATTACCTGTTATTATGTTTATTGATGATTAATTATGGATAAAAAGACTAAAGAGATTTTTTGTATTACACAGGAAGAATGTGCTGAGGTTACACAGTCCATTTCTAAAATTTTTAGATTTGGATTTGACTCAGTACATCCTGTCACCAACAAGAGCAATATGCAAAGCTTAGAAGAAGAAGTTGGTGACCTTCTAGCGATGATTGATATTATGGTAGAGAAGTGTATTATCTCTGATTCCAATATCAATGCTGCTAGAATTGCAAAGAAAGAAAAATTGAAGATTTGGTCTAATATCTACAAAGAGGTTTAATATGAAGTATGATTATGAATTGTATGATAGGGTTCTTACTAATCTGTTGATAGATTCCTTACGTGATCCTGACAACTTTGTGATTGGTGAAAACATTTCAGATATACCTGAAGTAAAAATTACCTTTGAAGGTTATGGTGACCTTGAGGAAGAAATTGATGGTGAATATGTTTATACCGAAGGTGGTAATAAGAACATGGAATCATATGCCATTTTCCTACACAAAGATACACTAAAAGAAGATTTTGAATTTCCTGAACATGATGTATTTGGATTTACATTTGGTGCCATGATTCAACACAGACCAAAGGAAGAAGTTTGTATCTATGGTTGGTATGATGTTGAAACGGATACATGGGATATTCTTCCATTGGAAGATAGGCTGAGTGAAGATAATGCAATGAAGCCTAAAGACGTTATGAAGATTATCAAAGGACTGAATAAACGTTACTATGAGTGATGAAGAAGCTTTAACAATCTATGAGAACATGAAAAGAATCTACGGAGAAAACTTACCGGATCTTGAACATGAACCTATACGATTCAGATATTATTATACATTATATAAACATTTCCATAAGGTGAACTGATGGTAATCATTTCAAATATTCCAAATACTGCTGATAGTTGGATCGGTACTTCTAGTAATTGGTCCACAACATACGAGTATGCCATACAAGGTCAGATGTTTGCAGTCAGTTATATATTAAAGGATTCTCATGCCTATGCAAGTGAAGATTTGCAGAAACAACACATCAAAAAACAACTAGCACTTGAACTAGCCAATAAAATGCTGGAGGCCGGTGTAATTGAATTCACACAAATAGTTGATCCGTTGTCTTTTTCCAGAAAAATTAATGCTCGGTGTTATCTAGTTCCAGACGACCAGGTTAAGATATTGAGGACACTATATAAGGATAAATGAATCCGAAATATAAAAGCATATTAATAACTGCCGGTGTACTACTTGGAATTCCACTTATGGTTTTCTTACTGATAGTGTTCCGTGATTTTTTGAATATATTTTTTATTGTGATTCTATTTCTCACTTGTCTTGGTTTAACATCATATGGATTATATCAGGTTGTTTATGAAGAACTTACCAGACGGTCCAACCTGCATGAACAATTATATTACGGCAAATCACCAGAAGTACGTAGATGGCTCGACTTCTTCCTAGACTATTTTGGAGCCGGAGAGTTAAAATGAAAAAACTACTAGTACTTTTAATGTTTGCCACACCGGCCTTTGCACAAGAACAAATTGAAATGGTAAAGACATTGAAGTGTGCTCAGGCAAATTATGTGTTTGACCTATTCAAAGAACAATACGGAGAAACACCAGTCTGGGTTGGTAAAGACAAAGCAACCAATTCATACATCACTATACTAAAGAACAAAGAAAAAGGCAACTGGACAATAGTGCAATACGATTCTGCTATTGCTTGTGTTCTAGGTGCAGGAGAACAAGGATCACCAATCTGATATGAAACCAAAGATAGCATTATTTCTACACCAGCCAAAATGTTCGGTACAATCTGGTAATGGTATTATGCAATCTCTTTCCAAATACTATGACTTTAAGATATTCACTAAGCATAAAGTGGAAGATGACTTCTTTGACGATGTTCAAATCACTGCGTTCCCCGGAGGCATTGGAGATTCCGATTCCTACGAACATCTCTTCCGAGAAAACGGAAAATCCATAAAACACTTTGTACGCCGAGGTGGCAAATACCTCGGTATCTGCATGGGCGGCTATTGGGCATCCAACCACTATTTTGATTTACTTGACGGTATTGAAGCACACCAATACATCAAGCGTCCCAATACAGACACCAGGAGACCTCACGCAAAGAACCAGAGAGTCCTGTGGTCTGGCGAAGAACACAGAATGTTCTTCTATGACGGACCTGCCTTTACTGGTCCTGGTCTTGCAACGTCAGAGATAGTTTCCTTATACCCCAATGGTGACCCAATGGCTCTTATACAGGGTAACATAGGAGTTATTGGCTGTCATATAGAAAGTACGCCACACTGGTACAAATCATACAGCTGGATGCGAGGACTCTATCACGATGGTGTACACCACAAACTACTATTAGAATTTACTGACCAACTCTTAAGGAAATAAAAATGTCTTGGTTCAAAAGAAATCCTCCTAAGTATCCTCCTAAGAACCACAAACCTCCTCAGAGAACCAGTCCTGCCACGGAGAAAAGTATGGAAGCTACCAAAAGAACTGGACCAGAAAAAAAATGAGAGTAACCTATCCAGTATTAGATTATATTCGTAAAGTAGAATTAGACCATCGTTACCTCAAGTCATTTCAGAACACGATTGACTATGTTGACCACCTACACAAAAAATCTGACCACTATAAACAGGATATCATTTCCCTGTATAACCGTCAGGCAGATATAAAACGGTATGATAACCGGACACATATTGACATTTTCGTTTAGATAGTGTATAATAATATCATGTATTACTGGATGCTCACAATAATCACGATAGTCAATGGTGGTGAATCACCCGCCAAGTTTGAGACTCGTACCTACGAAACACAAAAAGAATGTGTTGCTGCCATTAAGAAAACAGAGAGATTGGGTGTATTTGCTTATTGTGATAGAATGACGGAGTTAAAAAAATGAGTTCAGAAACAGGTATAACAGGCTTTATAGAAATCTTCGAATCTCGCTTGACCAAAATGAAGATACACCTCAAAGAAGAATTGAGCAAGGCTAAACACGACAGAGACCGTAAATCAATACGCCGTATTACTGCTGATGCTCGTAAACTAAACAAGACACTGAAAGAAATGCGTAACGTTACGGCCAAACGTTGTCCACATTGTGGTGAGAAACTATAGAGGATAAAAAAAGATGAAGAAGTGGATGGAGAATTATAATGCATGAAGAAGCACAATACAAATACGAAGATGGTCAAAAGAATCCGTATACGTTTCAAGGAACATACTCAATACCCAACTGGCCGACACCAGTAGGTTATTGGGTATTATATCCAGGAGCTTTTAGAACATCATTTGCCATGTATAAGAAACCTCTACGAATACAGATTTGGTTTACAGAGAAACTGTTAGGCTGGAAGTGGGAAGATGAAAAATGAAGTATTACTCAATATCTTTTCCAGGTGAATGTGGCCAAGATGTAGTAGAGACTTGGTCAGAGAAACAGATTCTATCTAGCTCTTGGTATAGAAACTGGGTTTATATGATGGTGCAAGGAGACAAAGCACACCTGATTGATGACAAAACTGCTATTGATGACTGGTGTGTAGTCCATTGGGCCATTGAAGTAGAGAAACCTGATTGGTGGAGTAAAGAATGAGTAAATATTATGTTGTTGCTGGTAACGGTGTACAATATTCTCAATGGATAAAAGAGAGAGGCCTTTCACCTAAAGAGTGGGTCTATGTAAGTGGTAGAGATACCCTCAGGGGTATCAGAAACCCTGAAGGTAGATTCATTGGTACATGGTATGAAAGGAAGGACGCTTTTGATATTCTGACGGTTTTAGGAGTTGCCACGGATGTGAAAAATGAAAACCTTGAGAAGGCCTTATTAATGTGGATAGAATTGCAAGATAAAAAATCTGTGAGTGTTATATGAAAGAAACCATAGAGAACCTTGAAGAAGGTATTAAGAGAAACTCTGATAAGGGCTATGAGATTGGTACAATGGAAGAAGCACAGAAATTTGCAGAAAGTCGTAAGCTGGACCTGGAAAAAATTCCGGTAACAAGAAGTACCTCCGAAAAAAATTTAGAAACCTTTGAGTGGGCTCCAGAAAATAAAAAATTGGAAAAAAGAGTTTGACCAGGTGGGGCTTTTTATTATAATCGCATCACCATACCCTATCCATCCCCCATCGCTACTGCTCCCCAGCAGCGCTCCAAAAAACCAAAAAAAAGGGACAGAGCCACCAGAGCTCTGTCCCAAACCCCCCATCCAGCCGAGCCTCAAGGGGGAGAGCGAAAATTCAAATTAAGCAGTAGCTATGCGAATAACCTTGGCCATTTTGCGGCCATGAGCCGGATATCCGATAACTGCCACTGCTTTGTCATAGCAAGCACGGCAGCCATTGCACTTACCACCATGCTCATACGCTTGGCATAAGGTAACACCTGCTGGCACCGAGGTAGCATCAGGTAAAATTGTAGAGCCATGCACGCCAATGGTGTACGTACCATCCACAGCATCGCTACTGGGGCGAACCATGACATTAGGTAACGCTTGCATTTCCGCAATAATAGCAGAGAATTTAGGAAACTTATGCATCCGTGTGGGCAACCAGTGCTTCACCTGTGGAGTAGCCTTCATTACCTCGAGCATTTTACGTGCCAAGGAGAGGGAGTACATGTCGCCAGAATCGAACCAACGGAAGAAGCGTTGCTTGCGGAGAGCAGTGGTCATGGTTTGAACCCAGCTAGCCTCTTGCCATGCAGCCTTATTGTCAGCACGTACAGCCTTGGTGCCTTTAAAATTGTAGCAACCAGTGGTAGCGTAGCAACCAGAGCAAGCGTCAACCAGGACACCTGAAGCGGAAATGGAACCAGGACAGGTTTCCAGTGCTTGCAGGGACCAGCTGAGGATATTATCGAGCTTGGAGGTTTTGGAGAGCTTGTTCATAATTCGCTTTGCTTTCTTGATTTGATGGAAGGAGTATAACATTACCACTGAAAATGGCAACCTAATACTTTTTCATTCAAGCAATTAACTGGAGAATTAATGCGGCTCCCTTGGTACAGGCACCAGCACAAGCGCTTGCCATGGCCAGCACAGCGGTGTTATAATATGCGCCGACCAAAGAACCAGCCACGAAAATGAATACATTCATACTAA